TCTAATCTCTGTATTAAAAGGTCATCAAAACCCATAGCTTTTAGACTTTGAGGTGTTTTGTCTTTTAAATCAAAGCCAATACCTATTGTAACACCACTGTTAGCTGTAGGTTGATAGCCTTTATGGTGGTTATTTCCTTCTAAACCGGATATAAACTTCCAGTCTACTTTATAAGTATTTTCCATATTATATAAATCTGTCCTCTTCTGGTTCTTTACCAATGGCTGTCTCCATAAATCTTTCGAGCTCTGCATCAAGTAAATCTTCTTTGTGTTGGTTGTACGATAATATTTGGTCTCTGTCCATACGTTGTACCCAATAATTAGCGGCAATAGCCAAAGCATCAATTTGGTCATCATGTCTTAAAGCTCCTTTGTCTCTAGTTAGCCTAGTCATCTGTCTAAATAACTGATGGTCAGGTTCTAGTTTAAAGTCTTCTTTTATAATTAAATCATCAACAACTAACCTGTGACTATTCATAATGGGTTCCAAAGTATCTATAATACGTTTTTCTTTCTGTATATTATGTCTTACTTCTTCTATCTCACATGGGTGTATTCTAGCCATAATAGGTTTTAGTAGTTGTGTAGCCATACCATCACCAAAGTTACTCTCAATAACCACATAGTTAACATCTTGTTGTTTAGCAATTTGAGACAACCTAGCCATAGTATCATCACTGTAACCACCATCTAAAGAACCTATGGCGGTCAAATAAAGCACTCCATGAAGCATTTTAAGCACCGCATACGCTGTTTTGTCTTCCCCACGACCAGAAGGGTCAATTGACATAACAGACCCCTCAAAAGGCGTAAACTCAGGGCTAATATGCATTGGTGCCACGTAGTAGTCACCTTTTAAACCTACATTTGGTATCTCAGGGTCAATAGCTTTCATCTGTTCTGGAGATGATGCCCATTGTACTTTAGCCGGAGCTTCTGTCCATTTAGAACAACCTGATAATACAATTAAATCGTTAAGTTTTAAAGGGTATCTATTAGCGTCAGACATTGTTGTGTCTAACATGAATTGTAAATTAAACCCTGAACGTCCGTACGAAGACATACGTTCTAATAAGTCTACTTCATCAAATCTCTTAGGGTCTGTAGGCTTACCTTCTTTATCTGTTATATCTGCAATCATTGGAGCTATCTTATGCCCATAACCTGTTAATTGTTCTTTACTAGGATATAAAGCTGTCCATATTTTAGTTTTAAAACCACGTTCTTCCAAATCATTGTATAATGACATTTCTGTTTGTGGTGTACCTAGAAATATAATACGTCCTACTTCAGGTTTTATGATTGCGTCAAATTCTTTTACTGTTTCACCTAATCTATCTCTCATTAACTGTGTCTGAGAGTTGTTAGCACTCTCTACGTCATCAGCAATAATTAAATCAGCACGTGACCCTGTAAGTTGTCCTGTGATACCCATAGATTTAACTGAGGGTGCGTGTGAAGCTGTAGCCGGAGCTACATCAAAACTAACCTTAGAGTGTCTTTGATTGTCTCTAGGTTGTAAATGTTGTAATATAGGCATTTCACCTATTAATCTTTGTGTAAATGTACTAAAATCATCAGCCCTGCTTTTAGATGCAGATACTACAAGTATATTACGTTGCGGATTAAGTAATAATTGGTGACATACAAATGCTGAAGTAATCCAAGATTTACCTACACCTCTAAATGCTTCTATTACAAGTCTTTTTTCTTTAGACTGTAGATAGTCAGCTATATCATATTGTATTGGTGTTGGTTCTGGAAGATTTAAATGTTTCCAACAAAGATATAAAAAGTTTTTAAAATTTTTAAGTTTACTATTCATCTGTATCAAAAGGTACTTCGTCTAGTATGTTATCAGGTTTCTTTTGTAGACTATCTGTACTATAAGTCTTACAAACCTCAAGACACACTTTCATTTCTGAAGCAGTCAACTCTTGTCCTGACTTTAATTTTGAATATGCGTGTTTAACCAGTAATTCAGGTAACTCTTTAATGATGTTATCTAAATTATTGTGGTCTTCCTTGTCTGTTGTACTTTTTGAAGGTACTTCTTTTGTTTGGTCGTTTAACATGTATTCCTTTTCTCTTCTTAGGTTTTTCTCTTACTTCAAATTCTTTAAATTTTTTTGCCATTATTCTATTATCTTTTTAATTGCTTTTGAACCATCTATATTTTCTTCAAGTTCAGCTTTTACTTTTCCACATTTGTATTCTATGTTATCATTTGCATTACGTTCAGCAACACGTTTACCTTTTAGGCAATCTGACATAGCGGGTTGTATTCTGTGTTCTGTTAATTCACCTGCTATAAACATACAAAGAGCAATTACACTACTGATGACCGTTTCCATTTGCTCTAACCTTTTCTTTTAAATGTTCAATATCTAATAATGCTTTTTCTAATTGAGATTTAAGAAATTCTATATTAACTTTGTTAGTCATGTTTTGCTCTTGTGTTGCAGTTAATTTTTCTACATCAGCATATAAGCTTTCAATCAACATAAATTGTTCTTGGTCAGTAGGTTTTTGTTCTGATTTTTTGAGTAGGTCAGCTTGAAACAGTTCTCTTGAAGTTTCTAAAGACGTAAGCCTAGCTGTTACTTCTGTATACCCAAATACGCCCATAACAACACCTGCTATAATACCTATCATGTTTTTAATAGGCATGCTTACTGGGGTGTCTTGTGATATTTTCATAAATTATTTTTTAACCAATGAACCACCAAAGTATAATCCAATAATAGCTGATACTAAGTTAGTATCTAATGGTGTAATAACTAAACTATTAGAAGATAGTGTTACCCATTTCATTATTTCTTTTTCAGGTATAAAGAAAAAGGCAGGTTTAAATTCTAAATAACCTACAATTACACTTACATCTGGTTGAAATATTGGCATTAATTTAGGTAATAATACTATAGCGAATACAGCAGTTAAAGCTATAATTCTTCTAGTCCACTGAAAACCTTTATTATCGTATTCTCTTGCTTCTTTAAAACCTTGTTGTTGAACTTGTGCTCTTTGTATAAGCATCTTTTGTTCTGCTTGTTTAGCTTTGATACTTTGTGACCAAATACTCATTACTCCACCTAATACAGTAGAGCCAAGCATAGTTATCATTTCAAATGGCATAGATTATAACCACCATAAAAACACAGACCAAGCTACAAATGCCGCTAGCATTTTTTTGTCTGTATTCATTAAATAAATTTTAATTTTATTTCTCCAGAATGTTGGAGTATCTCCGAATATTATCATACTTTATCTCCTAGTTTTTCACATTTCATTGATATATAAATTTGTCTTTCAACAAATTCGTCATTTACAGCATTACCTATAGCTAACATGGTATTACTACAATCTTCTTCTGTTTGTAACTTACCTGTTAAAGGTAAATCACCAGTCATGCATAAGTTTTGTCCACTAACATTTAGTACACAAATTAATGCAACTATTTTAAACATTTACTAACCTCTTTACCCATGTTTACACCTTTTTTTATAGTGTAACTTTGCGTACCGTTAGCACCTATGTTTACTTCTTTTTTTAAATTTTTAAATAATTCGTTTTGTTTTTTATTTTGTTGTTGTTTTTCGTGATGTTTTTCTAATAATTTTGTGTCTCTCATTTTTTATAAATAATTTTTCTAACCATCCAAAAGCATTATCTATTGCACTAAAGAAATTGTAAAAAAATCTGTCAATCATTTTATTTAAAGTTAAAATAACCTAGTATTCCAACAATGACTGTCCCAACAGCTAAGATAACTTTAAGTCCACCTTTACCCATAGAAACATCTTGTCTTAACGACTTAATTTCTCTTTTCATTTCTTCTATGCTTTTTAGAATGTTATTCATTCGTTCAGCACAAAGTTTCTCATGTGATGAAAGTCTTACACCTGTAGCTATTTCGCTATATTCTTTTGGTGTAATCTTTTTTTTAGGCATTATTCTTCAACTAAATCCCAAGAAGTTGTTTCTTCATTCCAAGTATAACTATTGTCATCATCTGGATAAGCAACTGGTGCTTCCCAAAGACAAGTATCTTCGTTTAATGTCCAACTATTAAAAGGTTGTGGTGGAATAAAAGCATCTCTAGTTTGGTCATATTTAAAACCAATACCTGCAAAGTTTTTTCTTATAGTTGCATTGTAAGAAGTTTGTTTCCAAACATCTCTTGAATTATATAAATTATTTAAAAAATCTATTCCTGCTTGTTCAGTT